CATTTTCCATATTTTCTTTTTCTTCTTCTTCATTTTCCATATTTTCTTTTTCTTCTTCATCTTCTTCGTCGTTCATATTTTTAGCACCTTCTAAACTTCTTGGATATTTCAAAATATGTGTAATACATATAGATACAAATAATATAACAATCATATTTTTACAGAAAAAGGATGTTAATAGACCAATTAATATAAAAATGGTAACAGATGTAAAGTCTCTACTATTAGCTAAATAGAATAAGTCTAATAATGCTAATATTAATAACGCATATAATAATACACGATTATGCAGTATAGAATTGGAATTTTTCTTAGATACAATAGAATTGAAATGGTTTTTTATTTTATTGAAAGGTAAACTATTGGTGAATTTTTTGAATCCAAACATTTATAAAGTATATTGCGATAATTTTATAAATATAAATTTTACTTAGAAATTCCTAAAGTTATGGTTCTATAATTTCATTATCTTTATCATTTTCGCTATCGTTTTCACTTGAACTATATATTCTATAACGGTCATCTTCGTCTTTTTCTTCCTTGGTAGGTAAATAATTCATATTATGTTCGGCACTATAAATATCCAAAACTTCTTTTACAACATCTTCGCGTTGAATATCTTGTCGTTGAAATTCAAAACTGGTTATACTGGAAGAGCGTTTCCCTTTGAATTTACTTAAAAAATCTTCTAAACCGTTCAAATCATCTATTTTATCATATTGTTCTAAATCACCGGTTATAATCAAACGGCTATTTTCACCCAATCTTGTAAGCAACATTTTCATTTGTGAAACAGAAGAGTTTTGCATTTCATCCGCAACTATCCAACAATTTTTAAAGGTTCTCCCACGCATATATCCTAATGGTGCGATTTCAATGATTTTTTCTTCCATCATCATAGTGACTTCTTTTGGTGAAACAAAATTATATAGAACATCGTAGATGGGTCTAACCCATGGTGCCATTTTTTCTTCTAATGTTCCAGGCAAATAACCCAAATCTTCATCTACGGATACAGAAGGTCGTGTGAATATTAATTTATCGTAAATTCCTAATAAAAAACACTTGATACCATATTCAGTTGCGAATAATGTTTTACCTGTTCCTGCGGGTCCGGTTGCTATGACTATTTTTTTATTTTTATTTTTTAATAATCTTGAGTATTCTTCTTGGCTTTCATTCTTCGGTTTTGTAAATTTGTTCTCAAAACTGGTTTTTTCATTATATGATAAATATTGCATGTTCTCATAAAATTTGCGTTGATTGAATGATGATTTTTCTTTTTCTCTTTCTATTTCCGAGTAATATTCGTTTAATAATTGTTTTTCATTTTGTTTCTTTGGTTTCTTTTGACGCCTTTTGCAGTCATCTTTCAAGTCACCCAGGTCGGTTGAATTGTTTTCAAAATAATGAGTTTTCATTAAAGTATCTGGTTATATTATTTTTATAGACTTTCTTTATTGATACTATAGTTTTAGTATTTGTAAAATATATTATCGTGATATATGATAATAATATATTTTGTTTTTGATAAAAATAACCAGACAATTATATATTCGTTATATCTACACCAAAGTCTTTGTATGTTATATTATGCTTTATTCTGGTTTTCGGACAATAATATTTTCTTGATTTTTGTTTTCCTCCTTTTGTGATAATTGGTAATTCTATTATCCAACCTGTGTTTGAAAATAAATTAGTCAAATGATGTTCCATAAAATTAGAAATCCAATCGCGAACCAACCTACATCTATCTTTTTTTGGTATTGATTGAAAAAAATTACCAAATGTATCTGAATTAATATAATATTTTTCTAATTCATCTGTTGTTTCCATAGGTGGCCTTGCTATTTTCAAAAATTCTATAAATGAAGTATTTGTTTTGAATTGTGTTGAATGTAATAAATCATTTATTTTTTCTCTATATTTGTCGTGTTTGTTTTTGTCTTTTTGTCTTGCGTTGAAATGTTTTTCGTACCAAGTTTCACCATTAAATGCTATGGAAAAATAATATAATGGAACAGGATTTACGTTTGTTCCTTTTTTTCTAAATCGTGAACCTTTTTTTTGAATTTCATATTCAGTAGCACATTCAATATTAGATTTGTCTTCAAAATTTACTTCGTTTATAGAAGGTAATTGTAAATGAATATATTGAAATAGCGCTTTTATCATTTTTATAGAACCTTCACCTCTATCTAATGGAACATCAATAGAACATTCTTCATCGTACATAATATGAGGAATTGATGCTGATATAGGTTCATTTTTACTATCGTAAGATATAGACACATTTATACAATCAAGATTATTGCCACCAATTTTGAAATTTCGGCAATATATTTGTTCTTTTACTGATAATATATTATCTATTATTTGAAATTTATATTTACCAACATTTATTATTGTTTTTTTATGATCCATTATAGTATAATCAAATATATTTGTTTATACTATTTTAAACCTTTTTTCATTTCAAACGCTGATTTTTTACAGCATTAAAAAAAATAAAAAAAATGTAAAATCAATATTGATGGTATTACTTTTTGTTCTTCTCTTTGGTTATTGAAGAAGTGAAAGACGAAACAAGATTTTGAAATTCTGTTGGTATTGTTTATTTCTGTATCCAACATTTCGTTAATTTCCACCTTTTAACAATTAAAACGCCGATTTAACGACATTAAAAAAGAAAAAATGAAAAATTTGATTAGTATCCGTCGTGAAACGGATATGATATTTTAAGAATTTACCTCCCTACAAAATACTGATGGTCTTTCTCCTATATCAAAAGACAAAAACTATATATTCCAAATAATAAAACCAGAAAAAACCATTAAAAAATTATCTATAAAAGTCGGCGTTTTAATTGTTAAAAGGTGTCAAAATATTTATTGAGGAATTTATACCCGTGAAGATTTCAAATGGGACGCTCCTACGGAGCGTCATTTGAAATCGCAAGTGGTAACTTAGTTGAAGAATTAAATGGTCTCCCATTTGAATTCTTCAACGGTGTAAAGAGATGGATTTATCAAAATTATCTAAACCAGAACTTTTAGCAAGTGTGAAGAAATTGGAATTACAAAGTGTAACTCTAAATAAATGGGCATTTTAAATGTGCAAAGGTGTAAAAAAATATATAACTATTATAAAATGAATTTTATAAAAAAAATATTGAATAAAACAAGAAAAATTTTTAAAAAGGAAAAATCAAATCAAAGTAAAAATAATACTGAAACAAATAGCAATATCGAAAAAAGTATTAACAATAGCAATATCGAAAAAAGTATTAACAATAGCAATATCGAAAAAAGTATTAACAATAGCAGTAGCAAAAAAAGTAGTAATAATAGTAGTATCAAAAAATCAAAAATTAAAAAACTTCTGTATGAAAATATTCAAAATAGAAGTAAGAATTTAGGAAAAATGTTGGAAGTTACTTGTAAGAATTCGGATAATTGTATAGCATTAGGATATTATAGTGATGTTATAAAACGTTATTTTGATAACTTTGAAAATTTGAATTTAATTGATAATAATTCTTTGAAAAGAATAGGAATAGCATCGGTAAATGGGTTTGTTATTGAAGTTCCATTTAAAAAACACGATTATACTGCTTATACCGCTTTAAAATGTTCTGCTGATAAAGTTTCTGATAATTTATTATATGAATATTATGTTGGAAAATATTTTATCAATAATTACGCAAAAATATACCCATGTTTTGTTGAAACTTATGATCTGTATGAATTCAAAACTAATGAACTTTATGAAGTTTTAAAAAAAAAAGTCATTAAAAACACAACCAAATCTAATGATTTTTCTAAAATTAATTTTAAAGAATATATTCAAAAGGTTGATATCGAAGAAGATGAATCATTAGAAGATATATTTGATTATTCATGTTTAAAAAACAAATTATTATGTGTTCTCATTCAACATTTTGATAAATTCTATTCTTTTCATAATGCTTATAAAAATAATTCGATGAAAATTCAGTATGATCTTTATAACATAATGTATCAAGCATATTTTTGTTTAGCTATGCTAGGTGATAATTATACTCATTATGACTTGCATGCAAATAATGTATTTTTATACAAACCATTTGATGGAAATAAATGTATTTTAATGAAATATCATCATAACGGAAAAGTTTTTGAATTCAAAAGTGAGTTTATTGTTAAGATTATCGATTATGGAAGAAACTATTTCAATAACGGAATAAGAAATACTAAAGAAATTATGGAAAAAATTTGTACACAGAAACATTGTCAACCTAACTGCGGTGAAGAAATAGGATATCGCTTCATCCAAGGAAATATTATGGATCCAAATTCCAATTTTCATTGGATAAATCCATTAGTTTCGAATGTTTCACACGATTTGAGATTCGCGAACTATATTCAAAATGAAATATTAGTATCGACTGAAATTCCTTTAATAGAAAAAGTATATTATGAAGAAGAATTTGGAACCCCCGAAAATACATTTGGTGATGAAAAAAATATCAGAAGTATTTTCAATTTATTGCAAGCATTAGAATCTGGAATAAATAATTTTAATAATAAAAAAAATTATAAGAAATATGCGGAATGGACTGTTGCGGCGGAGATGGATGTTTATGATGATGGAAGAGAATATACATTCGATGTATTACCAGTTCCATAGTTTATAAATAAAGTTGTTCTATCTTAGAAATTACCATTATAAATATATATTATATATATTTATAATTTATTGAATCGAAACAAATGTTTGATATAAAAAATAATTATTGGGTGTTTACAATGAGAAAAGGTGTAAGACGTACTATTTGAATAACATTTTATCAATCCCTGTTCTCACACAAAACATTCTATGAACGAAAATTCCTAACACGAAAACAATTACTAAAGTCGTCCAGAATGGCCACTTGGTAATTAAACAAATCAAATATACAACCAATATTGTTACAACTGTATCGAGAATGGCTATATCGAAAATTCGGTATTTTCTTAAACCGACATTTGGTTCTCCAAAAAAGTTTTTATATTTACAAAGACCGAACATTTTTATGTTTTTGTTTTTTTATATTGTATATAGATACATATTATTTAGTTAATTAGGATAAATATACACTATGTAAATAAAAACTTAGAAAAAGGAAGAGTGTGTAATGAGAAACATTAGGTTTCCTGTAAATGCGTTATAATGAATTATTTTTTTCTGTAAAAACGGCTATATTATTAAATTAAAATTATTAAACGGTTTAAAATCTAGACAATATATTATTTAGGTGGAAATGTCTGAGCTATCTTTTGTTGAACCTTTATTAACTCCTGACGATAAACGCTTTGTAATGTTCCCTATTAAGTACAACGATATTTGGGAAATGTATAAGAAACAGGTGGATTGTTTTTGGCGTGCTGAGGAAATTGATTTATCAAGAGATTTAAACGACTGGGCTACGCTAACAAATGATGAACAACATTTTATTAAAATGATAATAGCATTTTTTGCGGGGAGTGACGGCCTAGTACTTGAAAACTTAGCAGCCCGCTTTATGAATGATGTACAAAATTCGGAAGCTCGTGCGTTTTATGGATTTCAAATTGCTATGGAAAATATACATAGTGAAACTTATTCTTTATTAATAGATACGTATGTTCGCGATGAAGAAGAGAAAAACAAGTTATTAAATGCTATTGAAAATTACCCTTGTATCAAAAAAAAAGCGGATTGGGCAAAAAAATGGATTGCTGACGATAAAAGTGATTTTTCTACAAGACTTGTTGGATTTGCCTGCATTGAAGGAATATTTTTTTCGTCAAGTTTTGCAAATATATTCCACATCAAGCGACGTGGTCTAATGCCCGGATTAACATTTTCAAATGAACTCATATCGCGTGATGAAGCCCTCCATACAGAATTCGCCGTTTTATTATATAGCAAATTAGTAAAAAAATTACCTCAATCACGCATTCACGAAATCATAAAAGAAGCAGTAGAAATAGAGCAAGAATTTATTATAGATGCTATACCATGCCGTATGATAGGTATGAATGCTAAACTAATGTCGCAATACATTGAATTTGTTGCAGACCGTTTATCATTACAATTGGGATATGATAAAATATACAATTCTACTAATCCATTTGATTTTATGGAGTTAATTAGTGTAGAAACCAAAGTCAATTTCTTTGAACGAACCAATTCAGAATATGCGTTGGCAAATAAGAAGGTGGATGATAATGTTTTTGATTTTAATACGGATTTTTAAGAAATAAAAAATAATTTGTAACTAAATTTTTATGTAATAATCTTTGACATATTGTAATTCAATATTAGATTTATCAAATAATCTGGTAACAAATTTATTTATATTATTTGTAATATCATGACGAATTTTATAATTTTCTATATTATTTTTTAAAAAAGCATCTATTCTATAACATTCTTGAATATGAAAAATATTTTCTTCTTCTTTATTTTTAATTTCATTTTTTATAATAGAAAGCAATAAATCAATATCATTATTGTCATCGTTTCCACTAGGAGGTTGTATATCTAATAATAATCTTTTATATTTTTTTTCAACTGTATCATTATAACAATTCATTGACTCACTACATTGTAAAATATCAAATTTAGGTATATCTTCAAAAGGGTCTTCAGCGAGAGTTGTTTTAGAAAAAATAATATTATCATTGTCCTTTTCAAAATTAAATTTATTAAACAATAAATTGTTTATATTAAGGGGTTCCTCATTTGGTAATATACCCAACTCCATTGAATATTATAATTTATATATTATTCAATGATATTTAAACTTATATTATTCTTCATTTAATTTCTTATAATATTCATCTAAAAGTGTATTTTTACAATAAATTTTATTAAAAATAACAATATTTTCATCATTAACTATGTAATTTAATTGGTTTACAATATTTTCTCTACAATTTTTTAGTAAGTTAATATCATTATCATTACCTTTCAGTAAATCATATTTTTGAATTAATAACTCACAATGCATATATTGAATAACTAATTGTTCATAAACAAGTAATTGTTTTTTTATTTCTAAAAGTCTATATTCAATTAATTTTTTAGCGGATTTTTTATCACTAATATCAAATTCTAACATATCTAATATATTATTTTTAGCTGGCGTAGGTAAACTATCAAAATCAAAATAATTGTTAACGCTTGGTTTTTTTATATCTTTAAAAATAAGGCTTTTCAATTTATCCTGAATATTAATAGATGTTGATGTGGCATTATTATTATGTTCTTCATAATTTTTTTCTAAACTCTTTAATCTTTCAGAAAATGGTTTTAATATTTGATCAATTATAGACATTATAATATATGTTTATGTATTTTTTTCCCGTTTTTTCTTTAATTTCAACATAAAAGCGTCTTTATTTTGGTTATACTCTTTTAAATCGCCCGCTAATTCTTTTGGATAAGTAGACCTTGTGTTTAATAAGGCATAATAAAATGCTGTTAATGGTATTTCTACATTAATTAGTTTTTCTTTATTTACAACAATTGAATTTTTTGAAGTAGATGATTTTATATATATATTTTGATATAAGAAATAATTAGTTGTTCTACTAGGACTCATATCAATCGTTAAAAAATTATTCTTGGCAACATTTATATATAATGATTCTGTTTTATTTTTAAAGAAATTTTGATTAATATTTGGTAAAATATTCATAGCAGTTTTTTGTGATTTATCAAGTATTTTTCCAAATAATGTACAAGGATTTATATTTAAATGATCAACTTCAAACACTTTTATATCTCTAACCATTGTATAAATTTGGTTAACAATAACATTATTCATAATTTGTGTAGTATCTATGTTATCTTTATTAGCCCATGTAACAAGATTAATAAAAATTATAAATGCTAAAATTAAAAAAACAATACTACCACCGCCTAATAAGGAGGCAATATATCCACCACCAGATAATAATGCACTCCAGCCACCATTTAATAAATTTAGTAAAAAAGCACCCATATTTGTTAACACTGTGGGCATTGTAATATTTGGTAACAACCTGGAAAACCAATTTAGAATTGAAATCAAAAAATCATATAAATAATCAGGAATATTTTTGATTTTGTCATAATTATCAAACGCTATTTGAACAAGTTCTTCCTCAAAATTTCTAACCACTATACCAATGATCAATCCAATTTGAACTAAGGCATTATCGATAGTATCAGCAACCGCATTTGAAATTCCTTTTAAAAAACTAGTTAAATCTCCACGTAATATTCCTAAAATACCTTTAAAATTATCAATCAAAGTACTAGTATTGATATTTCCCCAAGAAATTATTATATCTTCTTTATTTCTTTGAATAATTAAATCATCACTTTCTGTTTTATTTGGATTGGTTTTATCTACCAGAAATCCAATAAAATCAATTCTTTTAAATAATGTTGCTAATAATAAATTTTTTTTCATTAACTTTTCTAATACATTTTTTATAGTATTAGTTCCATATCCCAAAGTAGAATAATATAATATAGAAAATAAATTTGTGTATTCAGGAAGATCCCTCCAATCTAAATTTACTGTTGTATGTAGATAAGCAGTTTTTTTAGCAATATTTTTACTAGTTGTTTCTGGAATATTATCTTTAACTGTCCATTCTAAAAATTTTTCATAAGGTGTATCATCACCACCATAAATAATATTGTTTTTACCATCAAGTTCAATAGTTTCGTCAATAATATGTGCCATATCATTTCCACCATAAAAATGAACATTGCCATAATTGTTATTAATATCATTATCATCATTATTCTTTGGTAATACATAATATTTTTTAACTGTTTTATTTCCTGCTGTTTTCTTTGAATTTGATATTGTTTTTGACCTTGATTTCGTTTTTGTCTTTGATTTTGATAAAGCAGTTCCTCCGTAATAATCATGATATCCGTAACCATCATTATTACTACTACTGTTATCATCATCAGATTTTTTATTAGAAGGAGTAGGAGAATTAGTAGTAGCAGGAGCAGGAACAGAAGCAGGAGGTGGTATAGTAGTTGGATTTCTTAATAAATAATTATCAAATGCGCGTTGTATAATAAATTTAATAATATTAATTTCAAAAATATTATCTAATTTCAATAAGTTATTAAATAAAACGTTTATTTTTTCCTTTTGTTTCTCTTCTCCTACAATTAATTTATAATTAAGTATATCATCAATTAACATTTGTATTAATTTATGTATATTACTTGTGTTTTGACTATTTGAATCTATTTGAATAATATCAATATTTTTATCTCCTTCTTGTTTTTGTGGCATAATTAATAAATCATTGAACAAATTATAAAATAATTTAAATGGTATTTTTAAAAACTTATTTATATTTTGTTTTGTAGCAGCAGTAGCACTAGTAGTAACTGTAATTTTGTCAAGTATATTTATTTTAGTGAAATCTTTATTTTCGATACCAATGTCCAAATTATCTTGAAATCCGATAATATCTATCAAACTTAAATAATCAACATTTTCAATATATATATGTTCTTTATCAATACACACATCAATTTGTTCTCCACCATCTTTTCTTAGAATTGATATATTTTCACAATCGTTTGATGATTCTTTCTTACTTTCAATTGTACCTGTATATATTTTTAAATATTCACTTTCAAAAATGTTAATTTTACTTTCTTGATAACAATTTTTCAAATGTAACCATCTTAAATAATTTAAATTATGTCTATATTTTAAAAAGGTTTCATTATTGATTATACAAACATCTTCTGCTAATTTATTAAATTGTGGATATAAACTACATTTATCATCATTAGTGATATCGAATAATTTAGCTTTAACATCAAAACCATTATATATTTTTAATGTATCACTTGCTTTTTTTTGATTAAATTTACTAGCTTTATTATAACTTTCCTTAGTATTATTATATGCGTTAACTAATGGCGTAACTACCGTTTCTAAAATACCCATTGCTTTTGGGAATATTTGGATTTTATCATTATCAATGTTTTTATTTTCAAAAAATGTTATATTGTCAAATGTCATTATTATATCTATTCCTTCTTTAGATACTTTACCCAATATATTTTCGTTATAATAATCATAATTAAGTGCTTCTCTTATAGGATGACCTTTTATGTAAACATCTTTAATATAAGGGTCATCAAGAATAATATCTGGTTTACATAATAAACATTTTCTGTTATAATATACAAATCCGTTAAAATCAATTTTAATAATATCTGGTATCTCAATAAAATAAAAATCTTTATGAATAGCTTGATTTTTCAGAAGTGCGTTAATAATTTCTATAGATCTATTTACTTGTGTATCAATATCATTCGCAGCACTAAGTGATGATACATATATTTCTTCGCCAGGGTTTCTAATATATCCTAACAAATTAGTAGAATAAAACAAATTTTCTCTCAAAGCAAATTCACCTGCTTTTCGTTGTGCGGTTTTCATAAATGTAGATAAATCTGAATTTGAAAAATTTTGTAAAACCATTTTAGTAACAATATTTTTAATTTCATTATCTTTTTGTTTTTTCATTTCTTCAAAAAAAGTAAATTTCATTTTAGAATATGGTGGTTTTCCTAATATATTTTCTGTTACTTTTGGTTCACATTCAAGTTGACAACCAGCGACCAAACTATTTTTATTATTATTATTATTATTAATACACATATCTGAAACATTTTTATGAATATTGATAAAAGCTCTCATTTGAATATCTAATAGTTCTAACAAATCTCTTTCAGTTGGCACATCAATAAATATTTGAGAATCAAATCTACGCAAAATAGCACTATCTAAATTCCAAGGATAATTTGTTGCTGCTATTACAGTTATATTTGGCTTTGATTTGATACCATCCATCATTTGTAATAATGTATTAACCGAGTTCACCGCTAAGCCAGTTGGATCATTATTTCTATCTGGTGCAATAGCATCCATTTCATCCATAAAAATAATAGACCTATATTTTTTTTGTGAACTCTTACATATTTCATTTTGATATGTGCAAGCAGCTTTTGAAGCACATACGAAAATCTCTTCAATCTTCTTTTCAGTTTCACCAACATATTTTCCTTTAAGATCTCCAGGAGAAGGTGCGAAAAACAAAATACCGACGTGTGGATCTTTTTTTTGTAATTCATTTACAGCTGCTTTCACTAAATATGTTTTACCAGTTCCGGGAGGTCCATAAATAAGCAAACCACGAGAAGCTGCTGGATAAACATTCGGAAATTGTAATGGTTTAATCAGCGATTCGTCCATCATTTTCTTTTCAATAAAAAGTCCAGCAACATCCTGAAAAAATATACAATCACTTCCTCCTTTTTTAAATACTAAAGGTTGTATTTTTGTACATATTTTATCCCATGGTTTTTCTTCTTCGTCGTCGTCTTTTTTTTTGTTACTTGAACACATTTGTGATACTTTTTGCTGTAAATTTTCAATAGCTTTCAAACAACAAGTCAATATGGTTGAAAGAGGGTCTTGTGGGGATTTTATTGCAAGAGTATTATTATTATTACTATTTGCTGGTTGATTTGCGTAAAGTTGAGTAGCATCTGTTTCTTGAGAAGCTTGAGAAAGGTTAGGAACTGTATTTATACTTGATTCAGAACTGGAACGACTTATATTGGTTGATGTAGTTTCTGCGGTATTCAACAAATTGAATAATACAGCTGCGCAAGAATAACTAACCAATGCTCCAGGTAATTCATTTATTGTTAAATAATATGTGGCGTTTTCATATAATTGTTTTGCTTGTTGAAATGTTGGGTTATCCTTATGTGTATCATTTAATAGTAACAATTCGTTTTTACAATTATTCATAATATATATATATATATATATATAATAT